CACCTGTGCCATCAGATGTGTTGGTTAGCTGTATGACAGCTTTTCTATCATCATCAACTATAGTTGTTGAAGTTACTGCATCAGCCATGGTTTACTCCTAATTACGCGTCAGCAAATGGTGTTACTAAGGTTCCAGAACCTAATGTTATGCCTTCTATCGCATACTTAGCGGAAGCTATAGCTGTTACCCTGATTATGCTACCAGCTAGGCCACCCTTAGTTGAACCGTTTAAAGTGACAACATCATTAGACGCACCTGATATAAATGTCTTACCTGTGGCATTGTTAACACCAGTGTAAATACCACCTACAAATTTATCCGTGCCGTCTGTTAAAATGTCCATGTCTGTGGCAGCTGTTTCCACTACAAACAAGAAACTTGCACCTAAATTATTGAGCTGATTCGGATCGTCATCTCGTCCAGGAGCAGTGGCTACAATACTAGGTAAAGTGAATTTACCGTCTGCATCATTACATGTTAATACTTTACCAGCGTGTGAAGCCACAGTTAAAGAAGTGTCCGCTGTTAGACTAACCACTACAGCGTTACCAGCAGAAATAAAACCTGCTAGTGATTTAACTGGACCTGAGAAAGTTGATTTTGCCATTTTTCCTCCTTGGGAAACTCTATAGTCTTGGCGTTGTCTGCTAGGTCAGTCTATAGAGCAGTAGTTGATACCTAGAAAAAATATTCTATAGTAGATATTTTAAAAAAGAAAGGGATCCGAAGATCCCTTTCTAACCAGTTTACAAGGAAACTGTACTAGGCACCAGGAGATCCGTAGATTCCACGCCAATCACTGAATCCGAAAGAGTATCTTTCTCTCGCCTTGTATCGAACGTTACCAGTTTCGAAGTCTCCTTCCATACCAGTGGTCATAGCAGCTCTTTCGAAGTGCTTCAACCCGTTCGGTGCATCGGTTTTGATAAAGAATGCATCTGTATCAGTCAGATAATGGTTAACGGTATAGCCTTCTGGCAACATCCCCATGTTTCTCATGGCGTTGATGTCGTTGTCTGAAGTCGCCACTCTACCAGGAGAATTCAATATCCTGTCTGCTACAAATTGTAGCTGAGGGGGAATAATCAGTTTTCTAGCTTGTACGTTGACCTTTATACCTCTTTCATCTTTGAATGCAGAGATGTCGATCAGTGCGTTTTCTAACGAAGTTTCGTTCAAATCCGCAGCGGTGCTAGGCTCATTAGAAAGATCACCAGCCGTTAGGGTTGGGTGATCAGTTGTCATGAGTGGTTTACCGTCGCCTCCTGGGAAGGAGGTTGAAAAACCATTGTTAAGCACGTTAGCAGCTTTTACTTGCTTCGTGTTAGCCATTGATCTAGCTAAAGCTCTTGTGTATCTAGAGGAAAGCGTATCGTAGAGATTGTCTTCGATAGCTTCTTCTGTCAAAGAGAAAGCCAAAGCTATAGTTTCGTGAGTGTAACGAGACGTGAAGGTTTCTTGTGCTGTATCGTAACTTACCGCCGCACCTTCTCCTTTAACAGGAGCTTGTGCGAAGCCTGATAACATCACTTCTTCCTCGAAAGCACGGTCTGAAGTTTCTGTGTCGAAAATTTCAGCATGCTCGTTCTCGTAACGGTTATACTCGAGACCAAAAAGTGCATTCAGTCCTGGCTCGAGTTCCTTTACCAGTTGTGCTCTATTAATAGCCACTTCTAATCACCTCTTAGTCGTTACCGTAAGTAGAAGCTGGGAATATGAAATACCCACGAGCGTATTGCGCATTAGCGGTATTATCTGGACGGTCCACATAAGCCACTAACTTCGCTATACCACTAGCGGTAGTCGTAGTCACACCTTCTTTCGAACGGTTGTTGTTGGTATCACCTGCAGTTGTAGAGATAGTGTGTACTTTTCCTACATCTGCTTGTGAAGGAGTCCCAGTGAACTGGGCTTCATAAACAATGTTGGGATCAGCATACACATATGCTTTTACGTTTGCAGAACCTAGAGTTGTTGTACCAGAGACAAATCTTCTTGTGAAGATTACCTCCCCGGAAGTGTTTTGGTATTCACAGCCACCAAATACGCCTAGTGGAGCATCAGTTGCTCCTCCTTGAAGTACATATCCACTTGTGAGCTTTACGACGTCACCTGAAAAGATATCGCCAGTAGCACCACTTTGAATAGGAAACTCAGAAGGGCGTATGGTGCCTCCAGACATATGGTATGCTGGTGTGAATCCATTTGGGTCGTTGACATTCGCCATTTAATTCACCTTAAAAGCCAATTATAAAATTAACGGTTCTTAAGAACCGCCTCCTTTACCAAATGTGACTTGAGTTCTCCTCTCAGGGTTGCTGAGAGGCATTCTATTGTCACTTTCTCGCATTAAATTTGAGTCGACGGCTTCCATCTGTTGTGTAGCCATTTGATTGTAGTAGGCACGTCGTTGTTCGACGGTTTCGACTGGCATTTTTGCGAGTAATAACCCACCCACTCCGATTACACCAGCATGTCTACCTTCGTCTATAGTCGGTGCTTCAAACTCAGGGTGGTCCTCTGATCGAACAGGTTCCCATCCTTCACGGATACGTTTAGACATATTCGCTTTGTCATCTTGTCCTACCATAGATTCGCGCAGCCATCTGTATACAAATCCTGGGGGTGGCGTTGGTGCGTCTAATAAAGACGGTGGTCGCCATGGTTTTGGGCGAGCTTCTTTAGCTCGACTATCAGCAGATCGTGGAGCTCGATCTGTAGCGGTATTTTTATCTACCATTTTATCTCCTATCTTTTGACGTGTTTAGCGTATTCTTCAAGTGGCACTCCGAGTCTTTTTGCTATTGCAACCTCACTCGGTGTTAACTTGACTGTGCGTCCTTTTCCTGTTCCACTTCTAACTCCTCTGCTAGAATTAACAACATTCTCTTGAACGTTCGTTACTGGTGAGTCTTTTCCTCCGTATTTGTGGGGAAAAGCCTCTGCCATTCTTCTATCAACTTCTTGATAATAATCATCAGAAGCTGGATCAAATCCTTCATTTTCAACCAACTGCCTATGAAACGCGAAAGCACTCGTAGTCATAGCCAAATCGTTACCGAACCACTCATTTTTCTTAGCCCATTCCTGTGCTTTTGAATCAGGTTGCGGCGGTGGTGCTTGCACTTGGGGTTGCGGCTGTTGGGCAAACTGTTGTTGAGGTTGTTGAACTTCAACAAGTTGCTCAGCTTTTTGTTGTTCGGGTTTAACCCGATTTAAACTTTCAAGCTCAACAGCAAGCGTTGCCACATCCTTCTGCGCAGCCAACATTTCATCTGTTTCCCCGAGATCGTGTGCTTTTTTATAACGATCTTCGGCAGCTGCAAGTTGGCTTTCAACTCTTGCACTGTACTCATCATATAGGCTTTTATCTTTTTGTGAAAGTGATGCCTGAGTAGTGTTTAATTTTTCTTGAACATTCTTAGCATATTCAATCGCAGCTTGTTCTCTTCTTTCCGCTTCACGAATCTTATATGTCAGCTTGTTGATTCGTTTTTTAACAGACTCGCTATAGTCTGCTATTTCTTCTTCTTCAGATTTTTCTGCTACTGGTTGCGGTGCGGTTTGAACTTCAGCCTGTGATGTTTCTAGTTCAGGGGTTTGCTCTTCTGTTTCTTCTGTTTCAGTAGGTTCTAGCTCTATCTCTACTGATTCTTCTGCTTGCATGGGGTCAGCCATGATTAGCCTCCTTTAATTGCGTGATTACTGTACATCCTCTGGGTTACTTATAACCGCCAGTACTTCATCATCGTTTAGTAAGCGCAAGTCACCACCATCTATTTTGATTCTGGCTCCTGCGTATCTGCCAAAAATAATCCAATCTTTTTCCTTACACCATGGGCCATTAGGAAATTTATTTTCATCTTTGTAAGCATCTGGCCCTAAGGATATTACGAAACCGACATTCGTAGCTAGTCTTTCTTTTTCAACGTAAGACTCAGCTAAGTGGATTCCACCTTTAGTTACTGTTTTTTGGCTGAAAGGAAGTATCAACAACCTGTACCCTGTAGGGCCAGGCAACTTAGTTATTTCTTCATGAACGGTTTCTGGATTAAACTCTTTTTTGGCTTCGACGTTCCTAACCATCTCTACGTGATCTGGTATCGGTTTTGGTGCATCAACTGACATCTTCTTGCTCCTTGATGTTTTGCAGGTCTATTATTATTCTCTCGGCTGAACTAAGACCTGATAGTTCACCCAAAATTTTCTGATAGGCTTCCCAGTCCTTTACTCCTCC